GCTTCAATAATTTCTGTTCTACCACCTAACTGCCCCTCTGTTTTAACACCAAATAAAATCGGTGAGCAAACTTTGTGACCTACGAATATTTCCTGCCTTACATCTTTTTTTAATTCAATATATCTTTTATCTAAATCATTTCCACTCAAAGAAACTACATCACTACCTCTGTCTTTGCCATCTGAAAAATTAACAATGATACCACCTGCCCGATCACTTCCCATGAACTTGGACTTAATCATTCTTTCTATTTCTTTTTTCTTTGGCTCGTCTGGAATACCGTTATAAAAGTTTAAAATAGTTCCTGCCGAAAATCCAGTCTTTATCTCTGATAAATTATAATTAGAGCATTCTAGATCGGTTTCCATTGCCTGTGTTGAGCCAATGTATTCAGGCATTGAATAAACGTTTGGATCTTTGCCTTTTCGTGGTGCTGTTATTTGAAACAGAAATATTGATGAACCTTTATTTACTTTTGCATCAAATGGTAAATATTCCTTTAAACCTGTCTTTTCTTCGCTTTGTGAAACGTTCGCCCAATCTTTTGAGTAATAGTATTTAGACTGATCTTCGTTGGTTCTAATCTTATTAAATGGAATGTGGAATAAATCAAAATCAGTTCCTAATTTATTCCAAATAACCTCTAGTGCAAATCCGTTAAATATTTCAAAATCTAAAAAGACTGCATCACTAAGTTCGTTAAGTGATTCGTCAGGATTGATTGAATTAATAAAATCATTTGCAATCGCTGTATTAGTCATTGTCATCCCAGCTTTATTGACCTTCCATCCGTTGCCTAAAATATAATTAACCTTACCAGTAATGATCGCATTATTGGTGGAAGAACGCATAAATAAGTCAATCAAATAGTCCGGGTAATCATTGGTTTCGCCCCAGTATATCCAATCTTTTCCGCGAACTTGTTTAAATTCAGGAACTTTTTGATTCTCAAATTTAACAAACATTAAACCGTTTTCTTTATTGGGAACCTGATCCATAGCCTTTGTATTTTCTTGTTGTTGGATTATAAACGGTTTGTAATTTTGCCGTTCCTATTACTTTTAATTTTCCATTCTCAAGCTTTGCGCCTGTTGCTGATTCTAAAAGGTTTGTTGGTGATGCTTGTTCAAATATTTCATACTTCCAAAACCCAGTAGGATTAAGATTGATAACACCGCTCGAAGCATTTATAGTTCCGCTTGTTTCTGTAATTAGAAACTTATCGTACCTGTCTTTATAGGATGATAAATTAGCGGAAATAAATAGAACGCTCTCACGTGTTAGATCGTTTGTGAACTTAAATAAAAACGTTGGCGATGCTATCGTTACCTTTTCAGTTAGCGTTAGTATAAGCGTATTATTTGCGTTTTTGTTTATAAGAAGCATATCAAAGTAATATAGCAAAAAACTGTTTTTTTTCCTTTTAAAAACAAAAGGCTCGACAAATTAATGCCAAGCCCTTTATCCCCTTAAACCAAAACTTTATGCTGTTATTTGTAAACTCGCAAAAATTGCATCACTAACTGTATTAGCAGGAACTGGTTCCTTAGCGGTAAAGGTTAAAGTATAACCGTTCATATCACCCATAGCTTTTCCTGTTGTACCTTCGTTACCTGTTAAGTCTGCGCCATTAGATTGCCCCATAACATGATTAATACCGTTTGCATCTTTTACAACTATCATCAATCGGTTGTAAGCCAATGTAAGCAAATTATTTCTGTGTGCAGCACTCATTTTCTTTATTGTAAAAGTTAATGTTTGCTCTGAAAATACAGTACCGTTTTCAACTGATATTTTTACGCTATCCGTAAACTGCGCATTTTCTTTTGTTAATTCGTATTTAAACAATTGTTTTCCTGATGAACAAGTCATTGCAGAAATAACACCACTTGCAGCTGTTATGTTTGCTTGTGGCACGTTTGAATATTCGCCAATCAAAAGAGATAAGCCCGAACCGCCTACTGAATCTCTACAGTCTATTGAATCTCCTTGAATTATATTGCAAGCCATTTTGTTATTGTATTAAAAGTTTATAAATAAATGGGGGATATTATCCCCCACTTTTACTATGTGTTTTTGTAGGTAATTACCTCAGTTGTATAAGCAATTTGATAGCCAATTTTCCACTTAATTGACATTTTTATATTGGCGTCATCTTGAGAATACCATGCCTTTGCCTCTTCCATGTCGCTGATTAAATCAGTCCCAACAAAAAGGTTAGCAGGGTAGGTACAAACAATACGCTGACCATAACTAGCTAATGAGCCAGACAATACATTTAAACCATGAGTTGCAACCACTTTCAATCCACTTCCAGGCAATGTGATAGTACCTGTATTAGCTGAATCCCCTGCTGTGTAATTGAATGCGTTTAAATCTTTTAATGCAATAATTAAAAGTCTGAAAGTGTCCCATCCGCAAAATGCAACCATATCTTTACCAGGTGCATTTAGTAATTCAGCAGGAATCTTTTTGTAAACGTCATCAAAAATACCTATAACGTTGTTTGCTGTAATAGCTGCTGTTGCTGTTGCTAAAATTGGTGAGCCTGCATCAATTTTTTTTAACCAACCATCAACTTGTTTAAGATCTTGAACACCTAAGTTCGTATCACCTTGCCAAGTGTATTTTTCAGCACTTGCATTTAAGTTAGCCATTACATTATCCATAATCAATTGCTCAAATGGCATTGTATCATAGTTAGAACCTGCTACTAATTTAGTTGATGTATATTTGTTTTCCAATGTTTCAGGGCAAAAAGTATCATTCCATTTTAAAGGTGATACAGTCAAAGTAACATCTGTAAAAGTAGATGAACCTGAAGCATTGAATGAACACACGCCACCAACTTGAATCGGAGCAGTGTTTGCAAACAGCATCAATTTATCTGCGTTCTTAATACCAGCTTGTATGCTGATACCGGGGTATTTTAAAGTCGTAGCGCCCAATATTGCTGCGGTGTAAATTTTGTCTGCGTTCTCACGTACATAAGTAGTTAGAGAACCTACGGTAAATCCTGCCATAAATTTTAATTTTTTTTTTAGTTAATTTTGTTATTTATATTTTGTAAATCTTCTCTGTATGCCTTTCTAAATTCAGCAACATTAAATGCTTTTTTTGTTGGCTCTGTTGGTGCAGCACTAGGCTCATTACCAATCTTTGTCAATAAAGAAAACATTTGTTTTATTGTTTCATTTTGTAGTTCAATTTTATTTTCTAATGCTGATAATTCATTATTTTTTTGTGTTGCAAAATTTTCTTTTGCTGACAATAAATTTTCAAACATCTTATCAATAGCTTCTTTTGAATAGTGAGATTCTTTGATAGTGCTTTCAATTACTGATTTCGCCTTTGATTCCGTTGCAGCAACTGGAGCAGCTACCGGAGCAGCAGCAGCTACCTCTACTTCTACTTCTTCTTCAACTGGCGTTATAGCAGTTACAATACCGCCTACTGTGGTGAACATTGTACCATCTTCTAATACATGATCTGCATCAGGGGCTTCAACTGCACCTTGCTCTGTAATAACAAAAACAGCAACACCAATGTCTAATTTGTCACCTTCATAACGCACGATAGTTTCACCGTCAGCTAATTTAGCATCGACAAATTTTTGAAGCGAAACAAACGCTTCTTTGATTTTCTTTAGACCTTCCAATAATTTTGACTTATCCATTTTTGCTTAGTATTTTAATTAATATAGTAGTTACTTTTATTATTGCCCTTTTATAATTCTGCTATATCATCAATCATATCTACAATCTCTTGTTCAATAGATACATCTTGAATTTCCATATCAAACATACCTTCCACTGAATAGCCTTGAAAAGTGCCATCTAGAACTGATTTCCACACTTCGTCATTATCTACTTTATAAGAACCAAACCAACTGCCCTCTGTTATTCCTGTGAATCCATCAGGAACTTTAATGCCACGTTTTGCATCAATAATAAAACTTTCAAACATATAAACACCTTCCACTTGCTTAGCAGGATCGTGCATCATGTTAACATTTGATGTGTTCTTTTGTTTAAAAAACTTTTGCGCTATCTTCTCAATTTCAGCAGCAGGAAATACAACGTAATATTCATCACCTGTTTCTCCTATGCGATATATTGGTAAGTCAGCTACCATTAATGCACCTGTTATAATTTTTCTTTTAGCATCGACTTTAAACTTCATTTGCTTACTAAAAGCAAACCAGTTCCGCTCAGTTGCAGGGCTATCAACTAGCGCAACGTAACTTACAGCACTATCACCATCTTCCGTAATTGACATGGTGTATATCGGTAGTTTCTTTTTAGGCTTTTTCTTCATTATATTAATATAGTTATATTTATATTTATTTACCTTTTATCCGTGCTTAGCTAAATTTTCGATTTGGCTAACTTGGTTTTGAGTTCCTGTTATTTCCGTTTCAACTACATAGGCTTTTATGCTTGTTGGTGTGGTGTTTGTAGACCGTACCGAACCATCGGGATTAAGTGAAGTTGTTGATTGTGAAGGTGCGTTAATTGTTGGTGTAGTTCCAACGGTCGGTGCTGAAATTGCAGGCATAGAACCACCACCAGATCCATTAAACTTACTAGCTGCTATCTTTGCAACGTTTGCAGCAGATGTGACTGCGGTAGCTATAAAAGCAGCTATTGCACCAGGATTCGGAACTCCTAATATTGTTAATGGTGATACTGCTAATGAGTTCTGGACTGCTTGTATTCCTGAAACAATCGCTGCTGATAATGATAAAGCCTTATTTATATTAAATTGCTTTTTAGCCATTTCAAGTTCTTCAGCACTTCCCTTTTTTAGGTTTCTACTTTTAACAGCAAAGAATAAATCGGACAAACCTTGTAATGATTGATTTGAAGCCTGTGCTATTGCAAGTGTATCTTGAATCCTTTGTCTATCCTGTGCTGCTTCAAGATCTTTATCTGCTTTACGTTTATCAATCGCAGCACTTGCAGCATCAAAAGCTAACTTTGCTTGTTCCGTTTGGTAAGCATCTGCTTCTTGTTTGTCTTTAAATTCCTGCTCTAATTCTGCCTTAACCTTTAATGCAGCTTCATTTTCAAGTCGCAAAATGTCATCTTCTAACTTTTGTTTAGCTTCAAGTTCTTTGGCATAGCCTTTTTTATTTTCGTCTAAGCGTTTTTCGTAGGCTGCTTTATCATTTGCTGCTTTGTCATCATTGTATTTGTCAGATAAGTCAAGTATATCATTGTAGGCTTTTTTATTCTCTTTTACCAGTTCGTCTAACTTCTTTTGATCATCTTCGCTTAACTCCCCATTAGCTAATTTACGTGCCTTTAATTGCGCTATAACAGCATCGTTCGTCTTTGTGATTGATCCTAACTTTGCTATCTCGATTAGTTCAGTTGCTGTTCCGGCTCTTTTTGCTGCCGAGATTTCGGAATCGTATCTATCGCTATTAGCGTTCTTTATCCGTTCGTTACTTTTAATAATGCTATCGGCTACCTTTGTAGCTGCAAAATCCGTGGCACCTAAAAAATCTAAAAAGTCTTTACCAGCTTGAACAACTGTGCTAATAACTTTACCGAGTGCATCGAACGCATCACCGATAAATGATACTTTATCTTTGAGCGCAAACATAGCAGCGCCAATAGCTGTGACAATGCCAACAACTAAGAAAATTGGATTAGCCATTATTGTTTGCTTCAATACGTTAAATCCATCACCTAAACCTGTTAACCCTTTTATCCCCTCACTAAAAGCCATTACCGCTTGCAACTTCACTAACTGCTTTTCAAGTTCTTTATTCTCTCCACCAAACAATGCAGCCGCACCAGTAGCAGCTTGAAATCCACTTGCAACCCCACCTATAACAGTGCTAAATGCTTTTACTTTTCCCTCAGGTGTGAATGACTGTATCTCATCATTAAGATCACCAATGTCATCTCTTACCGCTCCTAACTTCTTTAAAGTTTCAACATACTTTTCTGACCCTGCAGTTAATCCATCAAGTTCCTTTTGTGTTTCTTTAAATTCTTGCTTTAATGATTTAAGTGATTTTGCACCATCACCAATATCTACCGAAGCTTTATACGCTATATCTATTGCCATTTCTTTATTTTATTAATCAGTCCAAATACCTGTTTCATAACAGTAGATGTGTAAACTGTTTCTACTCGCTACCGGGTAAGGTACGTTCGCACCGAGTAACGTTGTACCCCTTCTAAATTGCTCCCCTGTCTGTGGATAAACATTCATGGATGCAACACCAACGTTTTTAAATGTTTGTTCATCGTATAATGTTGCTGCTCTTGTTCTTATTGAATCTCCTGCTGTTGCGCACGTTTCAACAAGGTTAAATTTCTTTGTAGTTTGGTAAGCATTTGTTTGACCACCACCTGCATAAGCTACAATGCCTTGTTCACTTGGAACTCCCGAAACTTCAACACCGTTAACGTAAGTTGTATTGCTTTCAGTCACTAACCTACCCGGTGAATTAATCAATGTAACGTTTGTCAATCCGGGCAAAACAGTAACGCCACTACTCCCTAATAAAGTAACGTTTGAAGTACCGGCACCAACGTAATTATTGCTACCTAAAATAACGCTGTTAATAACAGTCGGATCAACTACGTTTCCAACGTTACCTAAATTCGCTACAAGCGTTCCACCATTAATTACAGGCGGTCGATTCCCTCCACTTGTATGGGGAGTTGGTTCGCCAGTATTATAAGCCACACCAACACCTGCAATCAATACACCTGTTTGAGATACAAATGGATTAGCTTCTTTTATTCTTAAAAATTCGCATTTGGTTAATTCATTTGACAAAGGATTGTAGTCGTAGACTTTATTTAACCTTAATAAATTTCCATCCACAAAAAACTGATTACGGAAATCTAAAAGATAAATATCAAGTGGTGTTAAATAAAAATAAGCGGTTATAATTTTGCTATCCTTATTCGTTATTTCTTCAATATACTTTTTGTAATACTTGTTGTAAAGTGTATTGTTTCCATATACGGTTGCTAAGTAGTATATTTCTTGTGGCACTCCAAAAGATAAGTCTACGGTCGGTAACAATGGCTCATCAACATGACCTGCATACGGATAAGTTGTTTCTGTTGTTGTACCGGATATGCTTCCAGTATATTGCCAACTGTCAGCAGTCGTTTTTAATTCAAAATATAATATTCGTAAATTAGAAGATTCCTTTAATGGA